ATACGGCAAAGGCTAAGAGTATTGTTTCAATAATGTCTAAACTTTGTGATGCCAAGTATAGATTTGGATTTACAGGAACACTTGATGGTATTGAAGTTAATAAATGGGTTTTAGAAGGTTTATTTGGTCCATCATATAAGATTATTAAGACTGATGAACTCATGCAAAAAGGTCATCTTGCCAAATTGGATATTAAAGTATTACTATTAAAACATCCTCCACAAAGATTTGAAGTATATGAAGATGAAATACAGTACATTATCAATCACCAAAAAAGAAATAATTTTATAAAAAACCTTGCCCTTGACTTAAAGGGAAATACGCTCATTCTTTTTAGTCGTGTTGAGACTCATGGACAACCTCTTTATGAACTTATAAATAACAACAAGATTGATAATCGCCAAGTATTCTTTGTTCATGGTGGAGTTAGCACTCAAGACCGAGAGCAAGTTAGAGAAATAACTGAAAAAGAAAATAATGCGATTATAGTCGCTTCTTACGGAACTTTTTCTACTGGAATAAATATCAAAAATCTTCATAATGTAATTTTTTCTTCTCCTAGTAAATCTAGAATTAGAAATTTACAATCGATTGGTAGAGTTTTAAGAAAAAGTAATACTAAAACAAAAGCAACCTTATATGATATAGCAGATGATATTAGTTATAAATCAAGAAAAAACTACACCCTTAATCATTTAATAGAAAGAATTAAGATTTATTCAGAAGAAAACTTTAATTATGATATTGTCAACATACCGATGAAAAATTAATGGAAGAAGAGTTCTATTGCATTTTAAAATTAGTTTCTGGTGAAGAAATCTTGTCATTAATTATGGTAGATAATAATAATAATGATCCTATTATTATACTACAAAATCCAGTTACTATAACTTCTATAATGTCACCTAGTGGAAGTTCTTATGTAAAAGTTAATCCTTGGATGGAATTAACTAATGATGATTTATTTTTTATCAGATTTGATAAAGTAATAACTATGACTGAAACTAAGGATACTAAATTAATTCAATTATATCAATATTATATAAGTTCAGATATTACAGAAATATATAAACCATATGGTCAAGTAAACCCCTCATCAACATTAGGTTACATATCTTCGGTAAATGAAGCAAGAAAAAAGTTAGAGAGTATCTTTAAGAATAATGTATAGTATTAATATTACCTTTTAACGGCGACAAACCTATTATATAAAGACTTCATTTACTTGTCAAGTCCGTAAAGTGTGCTATAATTAACATATCTTATAAAAACAATAATTATATGTCTAAAAAGAAATCTGAGCACTATGTAAACAATAAAGAACTTTTGGAAGCTCTTATTGTTTATCGATCTAAAGTGGAACAAGCGGAACTAAAGTACTTTGAAAAATATGGGGAATATCCAATTAAGGGTAAAAAATGGGAAGGAAAGCCACAGATTCCAAATTACTTGGGAGAATGTTTTTTAAAAATTGCTACACACTTATCATATAAACCTAACTTTATGAATTATATGTTCCGTGAAGATATGTGCTCTGATGGGATTGAAAATTGTATTCAATATATTCATAATTTTAATCCAGAAAGATCTCAAAATCCATTTGCATATTTTACTCAAATCATTCATTATGCTTTTTTAAGAAGGATTCAAAAAGAAAAAAAACAATTAGAAATTAAATCTAAAATTATTGAAAGAACTGGATATGATGAAGTTATGACAATTGATGATGGAGTTCTTTCTGGAAATAATGCAGCTTATAATAGTATGAAAGATGCAGTTCAGTATAAAAATGGAAATCGATGAAAATCGGAATTTTTACGGACACCCATTGGGGCGCAAAAAAGGGATCTAAGCATCTTCACGATTACTTTGAACTCTTCTATAAAAATGTATTTTTTCCTACTCTTGAAGAGTATAAAATACAGACAGTAGTTCATATGGGAGACGCTTTTGATAGTCGTAAGTCAATTGATTATCAAAGTCTAGAGTGGGCAAAAAGAGTTGTATTTGATCCACTCAAAAACTATAATGTACATATGATTGTAGGTAATCATGATTGTTATCTAAAAAATTCTAATCATATAAATTCACCAGACCTTCTTCTTAAAGATTATCCAAACATAAAAACATACAGTTCTCCAACAAATATTAAACTAGGGAAATTGGATATATGTTTAATTCCCTGGATTTGTAGTGAAAATTATGACGAAACATTAAAAGTTATTAATGATACTAAAGCAAATATTTTAATGGGTCATCTTGAATTAAATGGATTTAAGGTAAATACGCAACTTGTAATGGAAAATCATGGACTAGATTCAAATATCTTTAAAAAATTTAAAAAAGTATTTTCTGGGCACTATCATACTCGTTCTGATAATGGTAAAATTTATTACTTAGGTAATCCTTACGAAATGTATTGGTCTGATGTTAATGATACTCGGGGATTTCATATTTTTGATACAGAAACACTAGAGCATATTCCAATTAATAATCAATATAAATTATTTTATAGCATTTATTATGATGATACCCCTCATCAATCATTTGATGCATCTAAATACGTAAATAAAATTGTAAAAGTAATTGTTAAACAAAAATCTAAACCTAAGGACTTTGAAAAATTTATTGATAAACTTTACAAAACGGGAGTTCAGGAACTTAAAATTGTTGAGAATTTCGAAATTATAGAAAATGAAGACTTTGTTATTGAAGAAGATGAGAGTACAATATCAATATTAAATAGATACATCGACGAATCCGAATTTAGTTATGATAAAAATACAATTAAAAACATATTTGAGAATCTGTATAAACAAGCTTGTGAAGTAGAATAAAATGTTTCTTCTTACTCTAAAAGGTCGAAAAGATGACGGTGCATATGCGGTTCAGGATAGATATGGTGAAAAGGTATTATATTTATTTGAGGATGAAGATGATGCAAGTCGATATGCTATGATGCTTCATGATGATGAAAACTACGAAAAAGAAATGCAAATTATAGAAGTTGATGATGATCTTACGATAAAAACTTGCAAAATTCATAATTACAAGTATACTATAATTACTCCTAATGATATTGTAATACCACCTAAAGTATGATTATCTTTAAAAAAATTCGGTGGAGAAATTTTCTTTCGACTGGACAACATGAAATCGAAGTTAATTTTGAAAAAAATAATGTGAACCTTATAGTAGGTGTAAATGGTAGTGGCAAGAGTACCGTATTAGATGCTTTAACCTTTGTTTTATTCAATAAACCTTTTAGAAAGATTACAAAATCTCAACTTGTAAATACCACAAACGAAAAAGACTGTTTAGTTGAAATTGAATTTTCTATAAATGGTCGTGAGTATCTGGTTCGTCGTGGTATTAAACCAAATATTTTTGATATTGAGATGAATGGAAATCTCTTTAATAAAGAATCGGATGATCGAGCAAATCAAAAAATATTAGAAGATACAATTCTTAAGATTAATTATCGTAGTTTTACTCAAATTATAATTCTAGGTTCTAGTACTTTTATACCCTTTATGCAACTTACGACTGCAAACCGTCGTGAAGTAATTGAAGACTTATTGGATATTCGTATCTTTTCTGCGATGAACGGAATTGTTAAAGATAATATTAGAACGCAGAAAGATGAAATTAAATCTTTAGAGTTGCGTAAAGAAAATTTTAAAGATAAATTAAAAATGCAAAAAAACTTTATTGAGGAACTTGAGAATCGGGGAAATGCAAATATAAATGCTAATAAGCAAAAGATTGATAATTTAGATTCTGAGGTTGATCATTATTTTCTTGAGAATGGACGACTAGAAGAAGATATATTCAAGTACATTAAAGAGCAAAACGAAGTAATTGGTGCCGGAGATAAGTTAATTAAACTTAATAATATTAAAGGAAAATTATCTCATAAAGTATCAACTCTTACTAAAGAACATAAATTTTTTACTGAAAATATAGTTTGTCCTACCTGCACACAAAACATAAAAGAAGATTTTCGATTAAACCGAATAAAAGATGCTATAACTAAATCAAAAGAACTTCAATCTGGATCTGATGAATTAGAAAAAACTATAAAGTTTGAACAAGAGCGTGAGCGCCAATTCGTTATTCTTTCTCAGGAGATTGTAAAATTAAATAATGAAATTTCTAAAAATAATACTCGAATTTCAGGCAATCAGAGACAGGTTAAAGAAATTGAATCTGAAGTTCAAAAAATTGCCGAACAATTTGAAAATAGAAATATTGAACATAAAAAATTAGAAGAATTTAGAGATAATCTTGAAAAAACATCGGATACTCTTTCTCAGAAAAAAGAAGAAATCGTTTATTATGACTTTGCATACTCTTTACTTAAAGATGATGGTGTAAAAACTAAAATAATTAAAAAATATCTTCCCTTTATTAATCAGCAAGTAAATAGATATTTGCAGATGATGGACTTTTATATTAACTTTAATCTCGATGAAGAATTTAATGAAACTATAAAATCTCCTATTCATGAAGACTTTTCTTATAGTTCTTTTAGTGAGGGTGAAAAATCTAGGATAGACTTATCTTTACTGTTTGCCTGGAGAGAAGTTGCAAAAATTAAAAATTCAGTAAACTGTAATCTTTTGTTATTTGATGAAGTTTTTGATTCTTCTTTGGATGGATTTGGTGCTGATGAATTTTTGAAAATTATTAATTATGTGGTTAAAGATACTAATGTATTTGTAATATCGCATAAATCTGATCTTCAAGATAAGTTTGATGCTACGATAAAATTTGAGAAAAAAAACGGATTTTCATATAAAACTGAAATATAATAAGTATTTTTTTATAAATAATTTAAAAGTATTTTATAAAAATGAGAGATCAGGAACTTATTGGTTTATACGAAGCCTATCAACAGGTTCATAGACCTACTGAAACTACAGAAGAATTGGAATATGATACTCAATACTCGTATGAAGATTGGGTAAACCAACTCGTAGAAGAAGGTTATGATATATCTAACTGGACTGATGAAGGTCTTTATGAGATTTATAATGAAGCAAGAGACCCAGGAGTAAAACCTTATACAGGTGGTACCAGATATTCTCTTAGAACTCAAGTTAGAACATCTAATCAAGTAAAACCAGCAGGAAAGAAACCAGAAGGAGAAACTGGTGGTGTTGGTCAAGTAAAACCAGACGGTAAAGATCCATTAGATACTAATAAATCAGATTATGAGCGATTCAGTCTAGGTCTTGCACCCAAAACAAAAAAATTTGGTAGACCATCTGGTAGAAAATATGATCCTGCTGCGATTAGAAATGATGCTATAACCAGCCAAATGGGAAAACCAAAACCAGAAGCACCAAGGAGAGGGGTAATCAAAGCCTCTTATGAGATGTGGGTAGATGAACTATTAAATGAGGGTTACGACCTTTCTAACTGGACTAGTGTGGGTCTTTATGAATACTATGAACAACTTTGTGAGGATTCTTATGAGTTGGGTCAATCTCAAACCCCCGGAGGAATAACTCCTAAAAGAAAGCCTTCCCCTACACCAATTAACGGAACTCCTGCAATTCCACCTAAACGACCTCCAATTACCTCATATAAAGAATCTTATGATATTATATTTGACTACTTGATTTCTGAGGGTTATGCTGATACTGAAGATTCTGCACTTGTAATTATGGCGAATATGAGTGAGGATTGGAGAGAGAGTATTCTGAGTGAAGACCCAGTTCAAGATTATAGAGATATGAAAAGAGCAGATGAAAATAGAAGTGGTACTAGAGGTCGTGAATTGAGTCACGATACAACTCCCGGACTTAAAGGTAAACCACAACCAGGAAGTGGATCTGCTATTCAAAAGCCTATATTTAGAGGAAGAGAATTTACAAATCCCCCATCCTGATTCCAAAACCACTTTCCAAACTTAGAGTGATTTTTTCATAAATACTCAAAAAGTGTTTGAGTTTTATGGTAATATTGTGGTTTATTTGATTCTGATGGTTGACAGACTCAACTCAATCTGATATGCTAAGAGGAGATAACCACTCCTCTTTTTTTGTAGTAAACAATTATGACTGAAAATTTTGAATCAAATTATGAAAGTTCTATTCCAAAAAAACCTACTGCAGTAGCATTTGGTTCTACTGATTATTATAATGGAAGTCATCTTCTTGGTGGAATGGGAGAAGATCATCTTTATTTTAATTTCAATAATTATGGGAAAGATGAAGGGGTTAATTTAACTGGAAATCCATACGCATCACCAGATGTTCTTTCTTTAAATTCTCATACGGTTCCAACTTCTAAAAATCATCTTTGGAAATATAATGAAGAACAAATTTTAAAAGACATTCAAGATTATGTAATCAGTACATACGGAAGTCATTACTGTGGACAAAATCAAGAGTATAAAGATATTCAAACAATTGATTTAATGGCAGCAAAGGATTTAGCACAAGATTTTTGTCAGGCAAATATACTCAAATATGGAAGTCGATATGGTGATAAAGATGGGCGAAGCAAACGTGACTTGATGAAAGTAATTCACTATGCTATGCTACTACTTCACTTCGATGGTCATTATACTCGCAAGGATAATGGACTTTCTGAATTCAAATAATAATGAAACTGCGAAATCAAATTATGAAACTCTCTGAAAACACACTCTCAATTCTTAAAAATTTTGCAGGAATCAATCAATCAATTCTTGTAAAAAAAGGAACACAACTTCGTACAATTTCTGTGGCAAAGAATATTCTTGCCGAAGCAAATATTGTAGAAACCTTCGAACGAGATTTTGCAATTTATGACCTAAACCAATTTTTAAACGGCCTAGGTCTTCATAAGAATCCAGACTTAGACTTTTCCGAAAATTCTTATTTGAGTATTCGTGAAGGTAAAATGAGGTCTAAGTACTTTTTTGCAGATCCAAATGTAATTATTTCTCCCCCAGATAAAGAAATAAAACTTCCTTCTCAGGATGTCTGCTTTCAATTGGAGAGTGGGATTCTAGAAAAAATGATGAAGGCATCCGCAGTATATCAACTACCAGATCTTTCTGCTGTTGGGGAATCTGGTGTAGTTAAATTAGTAGTAAGAGATAAGAAAAATGATACATCAAATGAATATACAAGTGTAGTTGGAGAAACTGATAAAGAATTTATTTTTAACTTTAAGGCTGAGAATATTAAAATTATTCCCGGTTCCTATGATGTAGTTATATCTTCTAAATTATTATCACAATTTACCAATTCCAAGTTTAATATTAAGTATTATATTGCGATGGAACCTGATTCTACATTTGAATGAACATCTTCGTCACATCTCCGTGTCCAAAAGAAAGTGCTATCGTACTTCCTGACCGCCACGTAAATAAAATGAGCCTAGAGGCATGTCAGATGCTCTCCATCGTGGCATCAGAGAAATGGGGGCACGGATACGGAACTCTTCCCAAGACCGATGGAACTCCCTACAAGACCGATAAGGGTGCCTTCCGTAATCACCCCTGTACTCAATGGGCAGCAGAAACCATTGATAATGCTTATTGGTTAATCAAGTGGGGAATGAACTTGTGTGATGAATACACTTTACGATATAATAAAACTCACTCCTGTTATAATACCTTACTACAAGCATACTATTTGTTTCCAAAAGGTAAGATTAAAGAAGTGACTCCATTTACTCGTGCTATGCCCGAAGAATGGAAATATGATGATACGATTGATACCTTTACTGCTTATAGGATGTATGTCGCATCTAAACCTTGGGTGAAGGATAACTACCTTCGCCTTCCGAATAGAAAACCTGAATGGGTCTAAATTATGAGTGAAAATTTTTTGTTTGTGGAGAAATATCGTCCACGAAAGATATCTGAATGTATCCTTCCTGATGATATCAAAAAAACATTTCAGGACTTTGTGGATAGAGGAGAAATCCCAAATCTTCTTCTTTCTGGACCACCTGGAATCGGCAAGACAACAGTTGCTAAGGCATTATGTGAAGAAATGGGGGTAGATTATTATGTTATTAATGGATCAGATGAGGGAAGATTTTTAGACACTGTAAGAAACCAAGCAAAAAACTTTGCTTCCACTGTTTCACTTTCATCAACTGCTAAACATAAAGTTATTATTATAGATGAGAGTGATAATACTACTAGTGATGTCCAACTTTTATTGAGAGCATCTATTGAAACCTTCTATAATAACTGCCGATTTATCTTCACCTGCAACTATAAAAACAAAATCATCGAACCACTTCACTCCAGATGTGCCGTCGTTGATTTTGGAATCAAGACCAAAGACAAACCAAAACTTGCCTCAAAGTTCTTCGAAAGGCTCAAAAAGATCTTGGATCAAGAGAAAGTTGAGGCAGATGATAAGGTTCTTGCCCAACTGATAAATAAGCACTTTCCCGATTTCAGAAGAGTTTTGAACGAATGCCAAAGGTATTCTGTTTCTGGAACAATTGACTCAGCAATTCTCGCATCATTTTCTAATGTTAAACTCAATGATCTCATTAAGTACCTCAAAGAAAAGAACTTTCCGGAAGTTCGTAAATGGGTTGTGGCAAACCTTGATAATGATGCCAGTAGTGTTCTTCGTATGGTGTATGATGCTTTATATGAACATTTGGATGGTCCCAGTATTGCTTCTTCTGTTCTTATTATTGCGAAATATCAATATCAATCAAATTTTGTAGCAGACCAAGAAATAAATCTTCTTGCTTGTTTGACTGAAATAATGTGTGAGGTTTCATTTAAATGAAATCTCTTAAAACTTGTTTACGTTACCCCGGTGGCAAAAGTAGGGCGGTCACAAAGATGGATCCGTACTTTCCCGATCTTAGATATTATAATGAGTTTCGAGAACCATTTCTTGGTGGTGGATCTGTGGCAATTCATATTACCAAAAAGTATCCAGACTTAACTGTTTGGGTAAATGATCTTTATGAACCTCTAGTAAATTTCTGGCAGCAACTTCAGATGTTTGGTGTCGATATGAAAGACAATCTTGAAGGGATAAAATTAGCAAACAATAAACCAGAATTGGCAAGAGATCTATTTCTTTATTGTAAGGATAAATTGCACGAAGAAGGACGTTCAAATCTTGATCGTGCTTCTGATTTTTATATTATCAATAAGTGTTCTTTTTCTGGACTTACGGAAAGTTCTTCCTTCTCACCTCAGGCATCTAATGCTAATTTTAGTCTTAGAGGTATTCAAAAACTTCCTGAGTATTCTAAACTTATCTCTAAATGGCATATAACTAACTATTCTTATGATTATATGATGGACGGAAACAGAAATGTTTTTATGTATCTGGATCCTCCTTATGACATTAAGGATAATCTCTATGGCAACAAAGGATCAATGCATAAAGGATTTGATCACGATAAGTTTGCTGTTGATTGTGATAATAACGATATGGATCAGTTAGTAAGTTATAATTCAGATCAACTTGTAAAGGATCGCTTTAAGAACTGGACTGCTGCTGAGTTTGATTTGACTTATACGATGCGTTCTGTGGGTGAATATATGCGAGATCAAAAACAACGAAAAGAACTTTTATTATTTAATTATAATAAAGATCCAAAAATCCAATTTAGTTTTGATGGTTGCTATAATTATGATAGATTAAAAAAAGAGGGTCTAATTGATGACTGAACTTAAAGATTGGTTAAACTCCATTAATCAAAATAAAAAAAATATAATGGACGATGATGCATCTACCGAAAAAACTTATCCGCCTTATATTATTAATAAGTGCCTATCTAGTCATATAGATTCAATAATGTTTGCGAATGGAATAAACATTAATCATCATATTGGTAAAAAATTACAATATGATTTTTATATAAATTCTCTAAGAATAAGAACTAGATTTGCTCCTTGGATAAGTAAGGATAAGATTGAAGATCTAGATTGTATTAAAAAATACTATGGATATAGTAACGAAAAGGCACATCAAGCATTAAAGATACTTAATAAGGATCAAATTAAATATATCAAATCTAAGTTTGATACTGGGGGATTAAAATAATTGGTTAACCTAAATAAAATATATGTAAAATATTTTTGAGAAAGATTATGTCAGTAGTAAATGAGCCAGTTGTTAGTTGGACTCCCGATATGATGGTTGAAGTTATTCTAAATGAACCAGATGATTTTTTAAAGGTTCGTGAGACTTTGACTCGTATTGGTGTTGCCTCAAGAAAAGAAAAGAAAATATATCAGTCCTGCCACATTCTTCATAAACAAGGAAAATATTTTATTGTACATTTTAAAGAACTTTTTGCACTTGATGGAAAACATGCAAATTTGACCCTGAATGATATTCAGAGAAGAAATCGTATCGTTCAATTAATTGGAGATTGGGGTTTAGTAACTTTGGTAAGTCCAGAAAAGATTACGGATATTGCTCCCCTAAATCAGATTAAAGTTCTTGCATATAAGGATAAAGGAGATTGGATATTAGAAACCAAATATAACATTGGTAAAAAAATAAAACCACAAGAAACTCCAGAATAATTAATAAAAGTTAATCTATTCTTAATTAGTTTGTGTTGATTTGCATACATATTAAGTGTATGAATTGAGGAATTATGATTTGAAAAATAAGTTTGAATATTTACTTACTTTAGGAGGGAAAATGTACAATTTAATTTCATTTAATAATCTTAATAATATAGTAGTCAATCAAAATAATTTTGATGAGACTAATGAATTGGACAAAGTTTCTGAATATTTTGAATGTATTACAGAGTGTGATGTTAATGATCCGTCTTGTCGAAGTTATTGTAGACAAGTATTAGATTAAGTAAAACCGAATAATAAAAAAAGAGGTTGACACCTCTTTTTTTATGTGATATAATTAATATATTTTATAAAAGTTATGAATGGAACAATTTATTTAATAGAAAATAAAATTAATGGACATAAGTATGTTGGACAGACGAGAGTAAAATTAAAGGAAAGGTTATATCAGCATTATTATGAGTCTAAAAAATATACAAATAGACCTCTTTATCGTGCGATAAACAAACACGGTATTGGAAATTTTAAGGTTGAAATACTTGAAAAGTGTTTGGTAGATACTTTGGATGAAAGGGAGATTTATTGGATTGATTTTTTTGATACATTTAAAAATTCTCAACATTATAACTGCACTCTCGGTGGGGAAGGTGGCGAAATTAGTGATGATACGAAACAAAGAATATCAAAAGCAATGAGTCTTGTCCCTAGAGGAGAAGAATGGGAAAATAGTATGTCGGTTTCTTTAAAGGATAAATTTGATCGTGGAGAAAGGTGGGGATTTATGAATAATGGAGGAAATGGAAGTCATAGGAAAAGAAAAGTGAGGGCAATACCAGTTTTAAATTTATCTAATTATTGTAAGGTAAACCCAATTAGTGATGAAATTTTGGAATTTGATTCTACAACTGAAGGTGCAAAATTTGTAAATGGGAAAACTAGCAATATTTCTAAATATATGAATACTGGATTTACTGCTTATGGATATAAATGGGAGAAAGTAGATACAACTCCCATATCAAGGAAAGTTTATGGGATTCATAGAGAGACTGGTGAAAAAACTCAAGAATTTCAATCGATCAAAGAATCTGCAAAATATTGGAATAAGAAAGATAGTGGCGTCCGCAAATCACTAAAAGAACCTGGGGTAAAAAGTTTTATGAATCATTATTGGTATTATGTTGAGTAAAACCGAATAAACAAGGGCAGGTTATCCACACCTGTTTTTTTATGTTTTCTGTTATAATTAGTATTGTGAATGCCGTAAGGGTTCACACATTCAAATCTCGCTTTTTAAGGAGCAAAAAATGACTAATCTTTCTAGA